GAATAATTTCTTTATGTTTGTCTTTAACGACAAATGTAATTCCTGTATGGTCTCGTGGATTTTTGTATTCTACCATGTCAACACAGTCAATGATAGGTGATAAGTTGTTAAATTCGTTTATCCCCATCTTAACATAAACCAATTGGTATGGCTGGGTTCACGAAATGTCAGGACCATGCCTTCTCTGGGATGATATCCGAATGTTTTCCAACACCATTCATCCATATCTTCGGTAGTATCCCCATCAAAAAATTCATAGTCTCTTATGATGACTACTAGGCTATCGGCTTGATTAGCTTTTAATAGTTTCATCCCCACCTCAGCATGAAAAGCAAATAATCACGTTCATATCTAAATTTAAAACACATTTCGGTATGGCTTAATATCCACCTAGAATGTCGCTCACACTTGTCAATTTTTTCATATAGCCATTCAATAATATCAGAAAAATGTTCAAATCTATCTTGTCTTATAGCATTGATTCGGCATTCATACCATCCTACTTTGGTCAAGTCCCACGTAGGTCCTTCATAGTGATGATATGTTACCCCCATATTAATAGAAACCAACTAGCTAGTTTATCATCTTTAAAAGTAAATTCACATTTTTTTGGTACTTCACCTATCATGTAATCCCAAGTACCAGGATAATATCTAAATTCATAGTGTTCATTGGCAATAAGACCATGCGTTTTTAATTCATGTATTATACCACTGATCTCACTAGTATGTTTATTATACAATGTAACAGTTGGCATTAAAATTTTAGTAAAAATATCAAAAACTTTTTCTCATCAACAACTTGATATCCATCAGTAATATTACCATTGACCAAATTCATTCGTATACCATAGTGTTTTTCTAGGTAATCTTCAAACTCATATGCGTCAAAATCTTTTTTTGATTCCATATATTCATTGCGTACCACTTTTAGCGCAGTCCAATATTTCCAACGATTAATCCTTTGTTCAAAATTTGGATCATCGTCATCATAGTCTTGAAAGGGCTTAATGTTCATATCCAAACCAATCCAAACCACGTTGCGTCTATGGGTTTATCAAACTCTACTGTGATAACACTATCACCAATGGCACCATGTGGTGCTATATCTCTTCCCAATGTCATGTGCCAACCATTGCCATGCCAAAAGATAATTGGTCGACTATGCAACATCTGGCCGATGTTTTCTTTAAGCCAATGTAGAACTAGTGCCCATTCTTTTCCATAAACTTTTACAACTGCTTTCATAACCACCTTAATGAAAAATGTATAGCATCTTTTTCATCGGAAAATAAAAAATCCATGTAATCTTGTGTGGGATGTGCTGTAAACTTAGTCCCGGGTAACCCAAATTGTTCTATAGCCCATATGCAGATTTCATCCCAATTGGTAATAGTATCACCCTTTTGCCAACAAATTCTTATACAATGCATTAATAACCTGCCATAGTTAATAATGATTTAACTTCATCAACCTTTTCAGGTTCACGTTTAAATTTAATTGCCCATAGTTCAGGATTCAGATAATCAATTACCATTTTAATTTGCGATTCATCTAGTTTGTCTAAGAATTCTTTTCCACTATTACTATGATAAAGAATCCATGGACTCAATTTACCTGTAGTAATCGCATAACAAATCTTATTTGAATTACCATATCTCAAATAATCTTTACTAAGAATTCGGTCAACTTCTGCCATATTGATAGTAGTTTCAATACTTCTAGCAACAGCATCTAGAGGATCTTCTATACGCAAATACTCAATTAAGAATTTAGTATAATTAGTATCTTGACACCATGCGTCAATTTTAATTTGATTTTTCAATAGCCAATCAATGTACCTACTTACATTTAATACATTTACATCTACACAATACGAACCAAATTTTACAAATGCAGTATAATAGGCACTGCGGATAAATTCTTCATATGTTTTTTGTTTTTTACTAGTAGAATTTTTCTTATAAAATTCTATCCAAGATTGAAAACCCAATCTATTACCTTGCTTATCTTTATCCATCCAACGATGTTTGGACTCACAGATATGTGAAATTATCGTGGATTCTCTACGAAAGGATCTCTTACAAAACTCGCAAGAATAAGGTTTAGTTTCCCAAGTCTCTTTCATAGGTTTCAATATCAGCATCGGTAATTAAGGTATTTAAGACTTCTATATCTTCAAGTTTTAGGTTAGGGAATAACTTTGCCAAATGCATTTTACGATTTTGTGATTCAACAAAGGTAATAGTAATTTCTTGTAATTCTTCCTTATTAGCTTTAGGATAAATTTTAGTAAAATACTCTTTAGTGTCTTTTAATTTAGCAGGTTCTTTGAGTTTACTTACTCGGTCTTTGATATGAGGGATCCATTGATGAAACTGTTTACCTAAGCCAGGGCTACTAGCGCATAACATTAGCCATTGTAGTTTAGGATGCTTAGATACAGTTTCATTAAGGAAATATTTATTAGTATGATAATCTACACTTTGTAAGTAGTAGCTTTGTAAATCTTTAGAACCTTTAATAGCACTCATCCAATGCAGCATCATAAAAGGTACGAACTTCTTTTTCTGTTCTGTAGTTAGTCTATCATAATACCCATAGTCTTTTTTATCTAAAGCACTAAGGGCCTCAAACAAGTCAAAATCCTGTTTGTCAAATTTTTCGTCAGTAGCTACTTTTTCTTTTGCCATTAAAATGCCTGATTATAATCAACCAATTCACAGTTACGGCTTACTTCTTTTACAAAATAAGCACATTGGGGTTTAGGGCCGAGTTCAAGCGGCACACACAAAAATTGACCATTCTTTAATCTAGGTGCATACCAAGTTACGTCATGATAAATGTCTACTATCTCAATTGGTAGAAAGCTGGGACTAAATGATGACAGAGGATTAAATTCAAATGCTGAAAATCCCCTATCATTTATACTAGTCAGAGGTAGTGTTTCTAGATCACCATGTTCTTTTTCACCAATTAGTATTTGCCAATCAACTGGCATTTTAATTTTATGATCACCAATCTGAAGTACAAGTGCAGGACTATTAAAGCTTTCCAAAAAGATTAATGGGATATAATGATAGTCTACGTTAGCTGGATTAGAGTTGTCTAGTATAGCGAACCTAAGGTCATCGATTTCCTCAGGAAGATTTTCTAGGTTGTAGTATTGATTGTCTAAGGTTAGTATGTTCATATTATGAGTATATCATTTATAATTTAATTTTTCAATTGAAAACGGATATGAGGCTTCATTGTAAAAAACTTTTCGTTGTGTCAAATGGCGTTTGGCAAATTTGCAACTGCTAGTTATATCCCAGATCTCCACGTGATCCTTATCCTCTGCCTTTCTAATGCCTCGCCCGATACTCTGTATAACGCGGACAAAGCTTTTTCCGGGCTCAATAAGAACCAAATTAAAAATGCGGGGGATGTTAATACCCACAGCGGCCACACCGTAAGTCGCCACCAAAACCTTTCCATCGCTAATTGCCACACTGTCATACTCGTCCTTTCTCTCCGTTAGTTTTGTTTCACCGCTAATAAAAACACTGTTAGGGATTCTACTTACGATTTCATTTCCTGCGTTAACTCGGTCTACTAAAATTAGAGTGTTACCTGAATCTTTAATCTTATCTATCAAGTCTGCAATTTTGTCTAGTCTAGTTTTATCTTCAAGTAAATGTTTTAGTTCACTTTGATAATTTGAAAATTCTACCTTATCTTGCAGTTGAACAATGTTCACATGACACTTGGCTAGAACTCCTTGGTCCTGTAGTTCACTAGCAGAAAGTTTATTTATTACGGGACCCAAACTTACAAACAAAGCCTGAGCTTCAAACTTAGCTTTAGGAATAGTTCCAGTTAATCCCCAACGAATTGGTATGTGTGACATTACTCCTGTCAATAGTGTTTTAAGGCCGTCTGCCTTTGCACTATGGACCTCATCAACCATTACACATACTACACCATCTAAAAATTCACCAATTGGAACCTCAGCCTCGGCTGCTTTTGTTTTCTTAAGCATATTGTTAAGACTTTGCCAAGTACAGATAGTATGAGTTTTTCCTATTTCTTTTCTATCACCAAAGTAAACACCTACATCTAATTCAAGGTTTTTATAATCTGCTTCGGTTTGTGTTACCAAGCTTTTGTTTGGAACGATAACAATACTGCGACCATATTTTTCTACACTATAACTTAGTGCGGCAGTCATAATAGTTTTGCCCGAACCAGTAGCAATTTCCTGCAAACTTTGTGGATTACTTAAAAAATCATTGACAATTTGAATTTGATAATCTCTAAGTACAATTGGCTCACCCACTTTAGGATGACCTTTGGGCCAAACTTTATGGGCAAACGTTGCCTCGGACACTTCCGCGAATTCAAAGGTTGTACGATATTCTCTGATATCTTCTAATTCAATGTCGTACCCTGCCCTATCTAGGATAGGAAGAATCTCGGGCAATAAATTAATAAATGTACTGCCACCTAAACTAAAATAGCTGACTTTGCCATTCCATCTGCCCAATCGGACACTTGGTAAATATCTTGCCCCAGGTATCTCGTACTCAAACATTTTTACAAGGGCTTTACGTTCAGATAATTCTAATCCTTCTATCTTTACGTTAACCTCGTCCTTAACTATAATTTTACATTGTTTCATTTAACATAGACCGGTAAAGAATTGGTAATTTTAATTACCTTTTTAATATTTAAACTGTAATCAAAGGGCAGATAATTAGATAAAAATTTAATCATAACTGGACGTTTAACTTTTTTGTATTCCAAATCTAAATTCAATTCATCATGCATTATTGTTACATGAAACCCTTGTTTTATTAAGTCGGTGTACAGTGTACTACCTACAGCAGTATAAGGTCTATTAGCAAAGATTGCACAATCACAATCAATATCTTTCAACCTCTGTATTATATTTTCGGTCTTGTCGTAATCAATTCTTGTGAAAAACTGAGATGCAAATAGCAATCTATTGTCGGATTCAATCAATTCTTGGTCAACTGCTATTCCATATTCAGCAAGTAATGATATTGTTTTTACATTGCTATTTAATGGAATATTTATGATTGCGTTATATAAATGTTCATTGCTGGCAGCAATGTAATAAAAATCATTTCTACATACTAGAGTAGGTTGCCAATATTTAATTCTTGAATATTCATTAATAGTGGCAAGCACTTTGGTTGCCACAGGACAATATAATATAGTAGAAAAATGATCGGAAACTACTTGGATTATTCTTTTAATACTGTCTGTTGAAAATACCGCTTCGTATCTACTATTAGAGTAATCCCACTTTAAACTAAAAATGTCTTGGCTTCGTAAATCTTTAATAAAATTTTTTGAGAATGGTAAGCTCATTAAAATTTTATTATTTTCTATGGTTATTTTAACGGGGTCTGTTATCATC